ACTTTTTGTTCACCGCACCAAAACCTTCGACGTTTTTTGCTTTACACCCGAGGATAGACCTTACTTTAGGAAATTTCCAATCACGAGCACCCGGTGCCCATTTTCGTGCTACATTTTCAAAATTAGATAAACCTGACTCATACATAGAATCGTATACATTCACATCACCGTTTCGGTGCTTTAAGTGAATGAGACCGTAGTGCCCCGTTCCATTACCAAACCGTTGACCAACTAAGATGAAGTCCTGGCGGACCCCAGATTTTCTCAGTATATTGAGGTTGTTCTTACTGGATTTGACTTGGTAACTTATGTTTTCACGAGTTCCGATGATATCTTCCATCATTTTCTCGAACATACCTGTATCCTGAAGATAAGTCTTGGCAACTTCGGAGGCATTCTCAATAGCGAGAAGGGTAACCGTACTGTCTCCCATCTTACCTACCTCCACCATCTCCCCTGCCCGTTTTTCTATGTAATCATTCTGATTGAACTTTACATTCTTCTCACCAATCACTTTCATGAGCTGGGTACGATTTGAACCCGCCGGTAGAAGTTTTACCGGTACTGGTCTATTGTTCATATATTAATAAACAAATAAAATAAAGATTTCCATCAAGATAAAATTAATGACTGATCGCATTACATGGGATGAATACTTTATAAACGTCGCAGATCTCGCCTCTGTTCGATCTCCATGTGAGAGACTCAAGGTGGGGTGTGTCCTCGTGAAGAACAACCGCCTCATCAGTATGGGTTACAATGGATTTCTAGGTGGGTGCGAACACAAGTCTATTGTGAGAGATGGACACGAACAAGCGACGATACATGCAGAGATTAACGCAATCACGGATGCGGCGAAGAGGGGTGCCTCCATTGATGATTGTGTGGCGTACGTGACACATTACCCATGCCTAAACTGCTACAAGGCTCTAGCGAGTAGTGGAATCAAAAAGGTGTATTACAAAATAGACTACAAGAATGACCCAATTGTGGATGAATTGGGGTATGGAATACCACTTATACGAATGTGAAAAGTAATGAAACAAAATATAAACGTTAAATATATGACCATAACTATAAATTTACAGGAAGTTCTCCCGGATGGATTCCATGTGCGAGACTTCGGCGACAGGGGATGGGGTATAGGGTATATTGGTTCATTTAAGGTGGGTGATGTTATTTATGAGTATCCCATAACTCAAATGCCAAGTGAAGATATCAAATTTGTATCGACCCCCTCGATAGGACCCAATAAAGTACCATCGGTTACAGGGGAAATGAACTTTGATAAAACTAGAATGTCCAGCTATGCACAGGAACATAATACATTTACCGGTTTTGATGGCTTAGTGATGGATACACCAGATGACCCACTCGGAAAATATGATTTTACATTTCACAAAAGAGATGGTAAACTCTATGGGAGATTGATATGTATAAGGGATCACCCGGGACCATGTGTCGATATAACTTGTATCGGTCCGGACATTGAAGAAAGTGTAGCTCCATCTGAATTTAGGGTTATAGAAGATGGGGTTACTACACAATATATGCACGAGGAACAAACTGAATTAATCCCCCCATATAGTTAAAGAATAAATAGACGTAAATAACAATGGATCCTTCCAAACTTCCCAAAGATATATTACATGTACTTCAAGATCGAGAACTTTCAATGTCTAAAAAGATGATGGCATTTAATATGCTTATACCAAATCTACCAGCTGATCCAAAACACACGCAGGCGTACGACGACAACCTAGAGGTTGGTCGCAAGATTAAGCGTCTTGTGGATGAGGGAAATATAAGTATCGATGGGTTAGACAAGGACTTTAAACTAAACATAATTACCAACTCGCAGTAGCGACATGACGAAGTTCATTCTCCTTCTCATCAAATTGTGCGGGGTCAAATATAATCTTGCGCTTCACTTGAGACGTTTTCTTTCGTTCCACGTGAGTCGTCTTATTACCCGATGCATACGGGATGGAGGAATGGTGTAGACAAATGCGCACCTTGCCATCATCGTTGCGCTTGTAACCGAATGTGTATTCGACATCTGAAATTTCACCGGTTGTAGCACATGTGAACTCATAGGTACCCATAGCGTGTGCTACTTCACCATGGTAGTCAATCTGGTGATTATTGAAGATCACCCTACTGAAACCCTTTTTGGCATTGATGGCGAACCCCTGATCTTCTTTGAAACCACCGATCACAGCATCATGGCCCACAAAGTAAGACATCGCATCGTTAGCGGTGGGGCGAAACTGCTGTTCTGTGGCTTTCGTGGGTTTGAAGAGTACGTTAGAATGGTCATATCCATACAACTCACCCGCACGCTCTCCCGCAAGAGTCACGTAATCACCACCAGTTAGGAAAGAGTTAGAAATATCTACAATAGACTTTGCCCAGAAGTTCTGTGCTTCAATGACTTCACGTTCGGTCACGTGGTTGATAAGTTGAGAGGCTTCATTTAGATCAGAAAAATCTTGTGTCATTGGTGGACGCCTACGAGTAGTTGACGATTTACTAAACCCACGAGCTGCATTGATTTCTGTATCATACTGTTCCGGGTCGGTAAATACTTGAGTTCTAACGTTGCGTGTAGGTGGGATCATAAAGGTGAGTGCGAAAGACATATTTTCTATTTAATGTTTCTATTCTTTATCCTCGGGACGAATAGCCCATTTACTTTCCTTTTTAAACTTGTCATAATCAATTTCCTTGATTTTAAAAATCTCCATAATTTTCCTTTTGATAGGATTCATATCTTTCTTTGGTGGATCAATACCACCCGGGTTCTCGTCGTAATATGGTTCACGACGCCTCCCCTCACCTGGAGCTTCAGCTGGTTCTACAAAATCATTCTTCTTGGCTTGGATACGGACACTGGGTCGTACAATATTAGGGTTTAGTGTAAACATTTTATTATGTACACACATTATCTTTAGTAATTAATGATACCATTGGCTGCGAGACCCAACTTTGCCGCGGTCATGATGGTGAGACCAACTGCGATTTCTGGGTACTCCACTTTGAGTAGACGACCAGCGATTGTCATGGGTAGAATCCAAGTGACGAGTTGGAGTTGTGCATAGTTTACGAGGTCAGGGTTAGGAAGAGCAGCTTGAACACGGACGGGTCGCGCGAGGCGTCTGTTAGATCTCTTTCTCTTTTGAAGAAACTTTGTGGAAGTTTTCTGAATGTTGACAGGTGCAGCGAGTGTTTCCATTTTCTAAACAGAAGTTTTATTCTTTAAACACCTAAGTGAACCCACCACCCCCAACTTTCCATTATACATTCAACAATGTCTTCCAACATGAACTCCCGATCCATCACCGATTACATCCTCAAGCTCGAGAAGCTCTCTACCGAACAAGCTGAACGCATTCGCGAGCTTACTTTCAATGAGATTGAAATCAAGAAAGAGTCCCGAGCCAAGATTGAACAGCTCAAGAACCTACTCAGTGAAGCCAGCAAGGACAACTCTCTGTACCACACGACTGCTCGAACCAAGACGTACACTCTAAACAAGAATATTGCTGAGCACCTCAAGGAACTTGGTCAGATGACCTCCGACTTTTACAAGGCTGCGGCGTACAACACGGCGGCTGACACCATCACCGCTCTCGACTTTGAGGTGCAGAATGGTGAGAGCCTCCTCGAAATTAAGGGTATTGGAAAGGGTATTTCCTCCAAGGTTGACCAGTTCTTGGATGAGCACTTTGACGACGCTGAATCCGTCGCCTCTACCGAGGGTCAGATTTTCGACGAGTCGGACTACTCGTCGGACGACGATTACTTTGTATCCTATAACAGCGAACTTGCTGACGTGTTCGATGAGCTCGCTCATTACGAAAAGGATGAGCACAAGAGTAAGGCATATGATAACGCCGCTCAGGTCATCGACCGACTTCCATTCAAGGTTACCAGTGGTAAAGAACTTGCGAAGGGTCCCAAGAAGGTCAAGGGTATCGGAAAGAGCATCGCCAATGTCATCGATGAGTTCCTCTCGACTGGGAAGGTGGAGAAGCTTGAGAAGCTTGAGAAGGGTGCATCCACCAACGAAGAAGTTGCAAGAGCTCTCGATGATTATGCTGAGAACATCGAAGATCGCTTCAAGGTTCGTGCGTACAGGAACGCCGCTGAAGTCATCTGTAACTTGGACTATGAAGTGACGAGTGGCAACGATATGAGGCACCTGAAGGGCTTCGGACCCTCCATTTGCTCCAAGATTGATAAGTTCCTTCAGACTGGGAAGATGAATTAAACCCATCGAGCTTTGGCTTTTACTTTTTTCCATTTGGGTTTCTTCGTAAGACGTGAGAGTAGATATGCATAGAACAATAAACTATACTTGACCATTCTTAATAAATATCAATAAATTTCTCAGCATAATATACTAAACAATGACTCCAGTACTCGTATCTGTAGACAGGGCGGGTGATCTCAAGCTCGGTGCGCGTAAGTGCCGTCTCTACAAGAAGGATGAGGTGGTGAAGGTTGCCAAGAAGTATGGCATCAACACCGAAAAGAAGACTGTCCAGCAGCTATGTGGTTCCATCAAGGGTAAAGCGAAGAACAGCATGAACAACGTGCCTCTAGCCAAGTTGTACCCCGAGGCTGCTAAGAAGCGCGCCGTCGCCAAGAAGCGTGCGGAAAAGAAGGCTCTCAACAAGAAGGTTGCCACCAACTTTATGAAGGCCATGACCACTCGTATCACTACCCCCACAATGAAGGTGGTTCGGGCGGTTTCCCCTGTGCGTATCCCCAAACCCTCCAAGAAGGCGAAGCCCCTCACCAAGGATGAGGCCATCAAGCGTATCGGTGCCATGAAGGGTATCAAGGGGTTTGAGAAGGGTATTTTTGTGAACCGCATCAAGAGGGGAACCATGTCTCCTCGTCGCGTCGTTAAGGTAGCTCGCGAAGTTTCTAGGTTAAATGCTCCCGTGTATCATATCAGTGTCTAAATTTACTCATCTTTAGATAGGTCATTATAGACCTTCTCCTCGGTGTCATAGAAACTTGCACTATCCTCAATCATCATCTCCCTCACGGTTTGGTACAACACATTTGAGAGTGCAAATTTATACGCTAAGAATCCAACAAACGTAGCACCATAATCAAAATCAAATGCGAATGGTGCATTATTCCACGACACTTCAAAAGCAGCTGCACCTAGAGGTGCAAAGAACTCCTTCTGAATTGTCGAATTTTCGAATTTATCCACTCGATCAGAGAGAAGACTCACATACGTATAAGACGCTACCGCACCCAACATTGCAGATACACCTTGATCTGCACCTTGAGTGATGAAGTAAGAAGCACTCAAAGCAGAACCATAAGCAGCCGTAGAGTTTTTTAGAGTTTTTTTCATGTGAGCATATTCGGTATGAATTGGTTTACTGAAGGAGTAAGTGAGGGACATTCTGTATGAAAGTCACTTAAAATCTTTATCCAAGTTAATATTAGAATGCCGTGTCAACTATGTAAAAAGAAATGTGGGGTTCCAATTGATTGTAAATATTGTGGTGGTAATTTTTGTCCGAGTTGCCTTAATTTGACAAAGCATGATTGTCAAGGTGCGGATATCAAGAAGTTGAAACAACGCAAGGAACTCGAGAAAAACATGTCATTTGAACCACCACCCAAATGCTTAAAGATTTGACATCTTAATAGAATAGCGTGGGAGGCTCCAATATGCTGAGATGTCCGAGTGGTCTAAGGAGGACGACTTAAGATCGTCTGTGCTATGCACGCGCGGGTTCGAACCCCGCTCTCAGCATTCGCACTCATAGCTCAGTGGTAGAGCGCAAGCTTAGTAAGCTTGAGGTCAGGGGTTCGAAACCCTTTGAGTGCATTTTTAAATATGGATCTCACATTTAAAAATGCTTATATAGAATAGAATGGTATTGATTGTATTACTCTTATGTTTTATGTTTTCATCTTGTGTGGCTGCTACAGGAGTGGGACTTTATAACACCGAAAAAAAATTTAAATCATGGGTTGATATTACATTTTTTGGATCAAAAGGTGTTTGGGAACCTCCTACAGAGGAACAACAAAAAGAGATAGAAGCTCTCCAGGTGATTAACATGAAAGTGTGTGATGATAAATATGGGAAGGATTACGAGTATTCACAAATGGGTGACATCGGTGGGGATACAGAAGAAGAAGCACGAGAGAATGGAATGAAGCGGGTGTGTTCGGCTGCGTCAACAAAATCGTACGTTGATTTAAATCGAGACGTCTGTAGGGATCGCGCGCATGAGAATATGTTAATTACTTGGGAGGGTCGCGTGGATACTATCGAACCATATGTCGATGCTATGAAAGAAACATGTAAATCAGTTCTTCCCGTCGATACTTTTAAATAATACACTATCTTATGAAGTGGTCGTATATAGTAATTTACGGAATTCCATATTCATGTTTGAAATTGGTGTACACTGAACGAGCTAGAAAGGGGATATCTCCTAGATTTAGTCAACCATAGACTTAAGGAATTCGTTTGTAATACAAACAGATGTCTCTCGGAGTTAAAAAGCTCTCTTTCGATGCTGTTATGCCTACTCGTGGTTCTGATCGTTCTGTGGGATATGATTTATATAGCTCCGAGGATGCCATTATTCCGTGCCAAGCCGGTCGTGCTCTAGTAGGAACTGGGATTACTATTGTTCTTCCAGATGGTGTATATGGTCGAGTGGCTCCTCGTTCGGGTCTAGCAGTTAAACATTGTATCAATGTTGGTGCAGGTGTTATTGATCCTGATTATACCGGTGAAATCAAAGTTGTCTTATTTAACCATGGAGAGGCAGACTTTGAAATCAAGAAGGGGGATCGCATCGCGCAGCTTGTTCTTGAAAGGTGTGAAACACCTCCAATTGAAGAAATTAGTATAGTTGAAGATACTGAAAGGGGTTCGGGTGGATTTGGGTCTACCGGCAATTAGAAAACCATAAGTCTTCTGAATGAGGCATGAAGAGTACACCTTTGGTCATAGTCATGAAGAGTTTAGCTTTATTTACATCACGATAAGATAAAAGCATCCATCGTTCCCAATATTCGGGATGGAAGTAATCTTCCCAATCCTCCTTCGTACTTTCTTTAACGCGGAGCATACCCAGGTGAATATTCATTTGATTCGTTTCAGTCCGCAACTCCTTAGGAATTATCGCACCTTTCCTAAGAAGATGTGCACGCATGAGACGCGGGTTACCATGATCTATATAATGCTGAGTTCCTTTTGACCCAAAATCGATAGCGCGTTTACTTGGAAGAATAACTCTATATTTATGAGCAACTGATGGACTCGGTTGTAATATAACGTGCATGATATATAAAGATAGATATTACTTTTTAAGTTCACGTTTAAGAATTACAAAATTAAGATCACTTTTCTTAACTTTATTACGCGTCAATGGATTTATGAATAATATCATATTACCATTATTATTAATAGCATCCACCATAGACATCCGAGCCATTTTACGGAAAGAATTTGGTGATAGATAAAGTTTATTTATTTTTACAGCTTTTTCACCAGACTTAAAATTGTTAGTTGAAACTGGATCTATTGGAAGATTTTTTACGATATTTTGTTTCCATGTAATTTTCTTATTCTTAATGTTTTTATTAGTGTTATTTTTCATTCTGTTTTCATTCTGAATATAATTTGACGCATTTGGTCTATCAAATCTAAACCCAGTAAGACCGGCGTTTGCAAAGGAAACGCGTGCTCTTCGCATACGCCTGAGATTATCGCGGTTTATAACCTCTGGACTTTCCATAACTACCATGTTATTATTTGCTGGGTCTCGCATCTTAATATCTATAAAGATTTAAATATATGTTTACCCATGAAGACATACACATCCCATGAAGGTATTCAAATTAAAGTGGGTGAAAATGCAAAGGAGAATGATGAAATGACCCTTTCATCTCATCACAAAGAATGGTGGCTCCATGTAGAAGGTGTTCCAGGTTCACATGTAATTATTTGTCATGATGGCGATACAATTCCAAAAGAGACTAAGAGGGATGCTGCGACTTTAGCAGTACACCATAGTAAGCATGCGAATATAAGAATGGCTCGAGTAAATCTTGTACGTGTAGAACAAGTAAGACAAAATAAATGTCATGGACAAGTTCATATTGACGGAGATGTTACACAACTCACCATATTTCCAAACAAAGAGAAACCTCGTCTCGATAGACTTAAGGCTTTTAAGATATTTTAGATCACATGGGGGAAATATATGAAAACACAATTATGGAAGTGAAAAATGCATTTACCCCCGAATTTTGTAGAGAAATTGTAAATCGATTTGATGAAGATCCGAGAAAAGCTCCAGGAGTATTATCTAGAGGTATTGATAAAAGTGTAAAAGATTCAACCGATCTTCACACTGATGATGCTGGTGACATGTACATGACCAAGGAAATATTTCGTACATTTAATGAGATGATAGATAAATATGCCACGCACTTACGAAAATGTAATACTTTATTCCCATTTCAGGATATGAAAAAATGTTGGACATATCCAGTAATTCAAAAAACGGATCCGGGTGGACATTTTGCATGGCACGCAGATTCGGATATAGATAAACAAAATGTTAGATTGATGGCGGTGATACTTTACCTCAATGATGTACCAGAAGAACATGGTGGAGCTACCGAATTTAATTCCGGTAGAAAGGTACAACCAGAAATAGGTAAATTTTTATTCTTTCCCACAGATGCCATGCATGTACATAGAGGAGCTAAATTAAAGGCAGGGAGTAAGTACATAATAACATCTTTTTTGTTAGATGAGGATAGATACAATCTGACCAGGGAACCTGTAAGTAGGTATGCTGGCTTACCCTTTTCAGTATCTTAAAGCTAAAGTTCTTTTATAAAAAATGATAGATGTGTATGATAAGTCTACTTATGAAGTTAAGAATGCATTCGATAGTAAATTCTGTACTGAAACTATAAAAATGTTCGAGGAAGATCCTCGAAAAGCCCCGGGTGTTTTGGCTAGGGGTATTGATGATTATGTAAAAAAATCCATGGATCTATATATCGACTCCGATCAGAATTTTATTCGAAATTTCTATCACGAAATAATGAAAATCGTAAAGAGTAAATATTTACCACATTTATGTGATAATGGGGTTATTAGGCTACAAGAAAATGAAACGTCTGACTTTGGATTTATGATTGCTAATAATAATTTAAAAATATCTAATCCTATTATTCAACGAACTGATAAAGATGGCTTTTTCCACTGGCACTCGGACATGGGAATGGAGAGAGATCGTCTATTGGCGGTGATAATGTACTTGAATGATGTACCCGAAGAACATGGTGGAGCTACCGAATTTAATTCCGGTAGAAAGGTGCAACCAGAGATGGGTAAAGTTCTATTGTTTCCAGTATCTTTCTGGAATGTACACCGAGGAGCTATTTTGAAGAAAGGAAAAAAGTACATAATCACGGCATTTATAGGGTTTCCCTGTGTTAAAAATGTGGAACCCAAACAACATTTACCTTTTATAATTTCTTAACTTCAACGAGATCAATTTCAAAGCAACATTGAGCGTTACCATCATATGTTCTATGGCATGCACGACAATAATACATCATGTCTTCCACTTAGGAAATTTTTACCATTGAAATCCCAATTGATTTAATTGGTCCAGACATACGACTATATTTATAAAGTTTTACCACATCATCCCATTTATTCACCTTATGTAAGAGTTGTTTTGTTCGTTGTTGCATCTTTTGTGGATTTTGGATGCCACTACGAGCTCTTTTTATCGCATTTACTATAGTTTTCTTATTCTTAGCGTCAATATCATTTGTGTAGTGGTTTATTTTCTTTCGAAATACACTGACATCTTCTTTACGTTTTAATTTTAGATTTTCCATACGAAGTTTTTGAATTTCAATGTTAGCAATTTTGAGTGCATTTATACATTCTTGTGACACTTTCTTCAATTTATTCTCTTTCCCGGAACGCTTGAATTTGCTTGGTTTTCGATGTGTATCGAGTTCCAAAACGATTCGGGAAGGGGTTGTACGTAAACGTTTAACTTTTACCATTTTGCATAAATATACATTTAATAAGTTTCACTTATGTTTATTAATTACCAAAAGCAACACCGGCCATGCCATTCTTTATACGAAGGATATTATAGTTAACGGCATAAACTCGGTGAAGTTGGTTTCCACCTGTAGGGTTTGTGAGGGTAAGCTTGGCGTTATCAATGCGACTGAAATTTAACGACCCAGTAGGCTGTTGCTTGCTCATTGTCAGACAGAATGGCCACGAATAAGTGGGTAGATCGTCAAGAATATTGTCTGGAAGATCAGTGCAATGCATTTCAGGTACAACATCATGATGATAAACGTTGGATGTATTCTCGAAGAGGGCTACACCATTAATGTATAGAGAAGATGTATCGAAGTTGAATTCTTGAGCAGCTTTGCGACCCTGCGCTTCACCAGAAACGAGGTGGAGAGACTTTACTGGGTGGTTGAAATAAGTGAGATCAATATCTGTGTCAGTGTTCGTCGCGAGTTGGTATTGTGTTTGTGTAATAAGGATTTCATGGTCCTTTTCTGTGAAGAATTTACGTTCTTCTGTATCGAGATACACATAATTGCCATAAACCTTTGGGGTTGTATTGGGGGTAAAGCCATCTCGGCACTTAACCCGGATCTCCACATCATGATATTGGAGGGCAACTAACGGTAAAACCTTGGTCCAATCTTCACCAAAAAAGAATGGAATCATGTAATAGTTACCCGAATGGTTTTCCTTACGGGTATTTGTAGTAACAGCGTAGGATGCTTTGGCAGATGTCTCCCTCATGAGGGGATTGTAAACACCTTGGATGAAAAGTGAGTCAAGCTGGGATACTTGTTGCCCACCAATCCATAACTGAAACTCGGTTGGACTCGCTGCGTTATTAGAGAACAAACCATCGCTGTTTTCTCCAACTTCCGCGAGACCATCAGCCTCAATCCAGATGTAGCTCATAAGATCACCTTTAGAGCGAATAGGAATGGTGACTTCGTTGTTAGCACCGAAAGTACCAATGTAATCCATACGTTCGGGCTTCATTGAGAAGTTTGTATAACGTTTATAATTCTGACGAAAAAAACTGACCTGGGGCTCACCGGTGATATAGACATCCTGAGCACCCACTGAAACAAGATCAATTAAGGCGGCCGACATTTATTAGTAAATGATATTAAAAATTTGAGTGAATATAAACATATGGTGATATTTCAAGCGTTGACTTGGGAGGCTCGTGATGTAGATGATGAACATTTAATCAGTATCATGGGTAAGACTGAAAATGGTAAATCTATATGTGTCACGACACCATTTGACCCATATTTTTACATCAAATTACCACGAGGTACTACAAATCAAGATGTTCGAGTGTTATATAACGATTTAAACAAACTACGACCCGACCATGTAATCAGTTATAGTCTTACACAGAAAAAGGACGTGTGGGGATTTCAAAACAACGAAATGTTTTCCTATATGCGTCTCAATTTCAAGACACTCGCGAATCGCAGAAAAGTTAATTCTGTATTTCAATACAATAATGACTATAGAAAGTACCATGTATATGAATCTAACCTTGATCCTGTCCTGAGATTAATGCATCGGACTGGTATTCAATCCACTGGATGGATGGATACTGGTGATACATGCGTACAATCTAACCTTGCGAAAGTTGATATAGATCTTTGGTGTAATGATTGGAGGGTATTGAAGCCAGTTGAGAGAGATGATATTGCCCCATTTGTAGTCGCTTCTCTTGATATAGAGTGTAATAGTTCCACTGGAAAGTTTCCGAATGCAGATGTTAAGGATGATGCATGTTTTCAAATCGCAATTTCGCTTTGTAAGTTTGGAAACGATGAACCTTATAAGAAAACTTGTCTTTGTTACAAGAAAACTGATGGCCTCGATGTTGTGAGTTTTGATACTGAACGTGAGATGTTAGAAGCTTTTCAGGTATTTATTCATGAAAATGATGTAGATATCATTACAGGGTGGAATATATTCGGATTTGATCTTGAATATATTTACAAAAGGGCTTTTATGGTTGGCTGTGATTCAGAATTTTTCAATCTCGGTAAACTTAAAGATCCACCCAGTGAGCTTTTGATTAAAAAATTGAGTTCAAGTGCACTCGGGGATAATTTCCTCAAGCTCCTTCCTATGACGGGTCGTTTCATTTTTGATATGTTCCATGAAGTTAAAAAGGGTTATAAACTAGATTCCTATAAACTGAATGAAGTTTCAAAACTTTACATCGGTGATACAAAAATTGACATGTCTCCAAAGGAAATGTTTGCACGTTATAGAGAAGGTGACCCAGCGAAATTGGGTGAAGTCGCGGAGTACTGCATCAAAGATACCATTCTTCCCCACAAACTTCTAAAAAAGATGTGTACATTACTAAATTTACTGGAAATGGCAAAGGCGACATGGGTTCCACTTTGTTTTCTCGTAGAGAGGGGTCAGCAAATTAAAGTATTTAGTCAGCTCACTAAAAAGGCGCGGGAACTTGGTTACATGGTTCCAACGATTAAATATGGAGCTTTACCCGAAGAACCATATGAAGGTGCCACCGTTTTAGACGCTCAGAAGGGGGCATATTATACACCTATAACTGCCTTAGATTTTGAAGCCCTATATCCATCGATCATGATGGCACACAATCTTTGTTATTCTACGTTAGTCATGGATGAACGTCGTTATGGTAACGTTCCTGGTATAACGTACGAAACGTTTAAAATTGGTGACCGCATTTACAAGTTCGCACAGGGTGTACCAAGTCTTTTACCGACCATTCTACTCGAACTAAAGCAATTTCGTAAAAAGGCGAAACGAGATATGGCTGCATCAACAGGATCAATGAAAGAAGTCTATAATGGTAAGCAATTAGCCTATAAGATCTCAATGAACTCTGTGTATGGTTTCACAGGGGCAGGTAAAGGAATTCTTCCATGTGTTCCAATCGCATCTACAACAACTGCTAGGGGTCGTGGTATGATAGAAGAGACAAAGCAATATGTAGAAGCCAATTTTCCCGGTGCAAAGGTGAGGTATGGTGATACAGATTCAGTTATGGTTGAATTTGATGTAGGTGATCGTAAAGGTGAAGAAGCTGTTAAATATAGCTGGGAAATTGGTGAGAGAGCTGCGGAAGAGTGTAGTGCATTGTTTAAAAAGCCTAATAACCTGGAACTCGAGAAGGTTTATTGGCCTTACTTCTTATATTCGAAGAAGCGCTATGCAGCCAAATTGTGGACAAAGGGTAAAGACGATGAGATGCATATGGACTATATAGACATTAAAGGACTCCAAGTTGTTCGTAGAGATAATACACCTCATGTAAGAGACGTATGTAAAGAACTTTTAGATGTCGTTCTCACATCGAGTGATCCGGGACCGCCGACAGAATTGGCTAAAGAGAGGGCAATCGAACTCTTATCTGGGGATGTCACAAATGAAAAGCTTATACTGAGCCAGGGACTTTCCGATACGTATAAAGTCAATGGAAACCCAGTGTCTATTACGAGTAGTGATAGTGTTGACATCAATCAGGCACATGTACAGGTTGTAGTTAAAATGCGAGAACGAAAACCGGGTTCAGAACCCCAATCGGGTGACAGGGTTCCCTATTTGTTAACTAAAACCGATAACCCCAAAGCAAAAGCCTTCGAAAAGTCGGAAGATCCCGAATATGTAAAAGAGCATGGCATCCCCATAGACTACCTTTACTATTTCGAGAACAAATTTCTTAATCCCGTATGTGATCTTTTAGAACCTTTGTTTGAAAACCCTAAACAGGAAATATTTGGAGAAATTCTAAATCAACATAAACCAAAAAAGGTAAAAACTGGTCTTGCTCTCAGTGGTATGAAGAAAGATGAACTTATGGAAGAGTGTAGAAAACGGAAACTCGATGATTCTGGTAAAGTAGCAGAACTGAAAGAAAGACTTAAGGAAGCTTCCAAATCTGAATCAATTGAAGACATATTTAAAAAATATAACCAAGATATTAACAAGACATGAGTTTATATGACAAAATAACACTACTTATTGATTCGGAAGTAAATGAACGTGTTACAAGGGTGTTAAATGAATATACAGAAATCGTCGCGAATAAGCATGGAATTTCCAAGGAACTTCTTTTGAGGGACATACCCGATACATTCGCTTCGTCTATATGTAAAGGTGTAAAGAATGATGGACATCGTTGTACATTCAGGGGTGTTCATGATGGATATTGTAGACATCATAGACATCTAACACATACACCCATTATTAGACCAAGCCCGCTTCGTTCAAGTCTTCATATTCATGGACCGGAAATATCTCGTATGGAAGGGTGTCCGGGATGTGAATCTTCAAATGGGCTTATAGATTTGAATTCATTTTAACATATGAAGAAAACTGACATCCTACTAACATCAATCAATAATTTTTATATCCACGAGGAAAACAGATCTAAGCTAATGAACATTTTAGACAAATCATCTGGTATTTCTTTACGAAATCTTGAATGGTTTATTACGAACTATTCGAAAAAAAATAATACATCTTATCAAACAAATGATGGTAAATTTTTCACTGTACATTGTGCCTATAAATCAAGTCTAGATGGATATAGTAAGAAACTTTTTGATCCATTTTGTAGATCTCAGAAGTTTGCATACACTATTCCAGGTACATCTCATGAAATTCATACGACCTTGGCTCAATTGAATTTCATCAAATGGTGTATTAAAAACAATGTAATCGAATATATCGGAAACAATAAAAAGATCTTATTTAATAAAGTTGTGACATGATTCCAGCTTCAAATGTAAATGTTTGATAACCAGTATAATACATATTAAGTGACACGACATTAGATTGAATATCTATTTTTGATTTATCCAACTGAACTTCAATTGTTGTTTTATCTGATTGTATGTTTGTAAAATCTAAGCTTCCCGATGGTTCCACGTTAACCGGATTCATCGAGAAACTATACGTATAAATATTTCTTAAAGGACGAGATAAACGACTTCGAAAGGGAATTAAGTATTTGTAAAACGTGTGATTGGTCTGAGTTGTATTCGGATAACGAGTTCCACCGATATAAAAACTTGCAGAATCCATGATGGGGTGGAAAAATGACGCCTGGTCGTTATAGTTCACATTTGATGAAAAGTTGAAACGATTTTGGAAAAGTCTCTCACCATTAGTATTGGATGCACCGGTTGCATCGGTAATATCTTCATATTCCACTTTTCTCAAAAACCAATGAAAAGATTTCACAGGATTATTTGGAACAAGTTGATTGACAATTTTTTCTATAGAAAGGTCACTAAAAATACTTGGATGTTTTCGAACAACTTCTGTTGAGAGAGTATGCTTTTCAATCGCAAAGTATTTTCTCTCTTCCGGGGTAATAGTAATTTCTTCTGTGATCAGATTGAAAGAATTAACTGTTAAAGTGTCGGTTGTGTTAGTGAAAAACGCCTGATTGTGAAACTCCAATTCAAATACAATTTTTTGTCGATGTATCGCACAAAGGGGGAAATATGGCCGATTAGGTTTATTTGATGCATATTCATCACTAGCGAATTTTCTCGAAAAGAAGAATTGTAATGGAACGACCATTTTTGAACTTGTTCTAGCACGATTTTCTAAATCATCTGATCCATCAAAGGGTAAACCTCTGTTTACAAGAAATCTGTTAGCAACTTTTTCTGATGTTTCAAGATATAATTCATCATATATTACACCCCAATCATCGTGTATTTTTTCTACTTCAATATCATCCACAAACATTGTGACACTTTTAAGAATATGACGCCCCAATTGATCCGCATAATTACCATCTGTTATAGCGGGCATATCAATACTCAAGTACATATTACTTAATAAATCACCCATATTTGTTGGGTTAAATTGAACTTTAATAGTTTGACCAAATGGCCATTGTTTTATATTTGAATTACGTATAACATTGCGACTTCTATGATATTTCCTAAACTCTGAATGTTGTTTTGTATTATATTGAAAAAATGAATCTTCTGGGTCTTTGGAAAGGAGGTATGTATCCTGCTTTCCAATAGCGTTGAGGGAAATTTTAGCAGCCTCACCCATATCTACTTAATGCTTACATATTTTTAATGTCGGTTTTCCACATTGTCACATGACTTGTTTTCAGCATTTTCTCTAGATCAGCTTTGGCTTGTTTCGATTCATCTAGTAGAGCATTAACGCGTTCTTCCGTATACTCAATCGTCTTCGTGTTGAGGAGGTAGTCAAGGTTTCCATCAATCTTAGGGAAGATTGAAGACATTTCTGTCTCCAATTCTACCTTCTTTCTTTTGAATACCACCAACTTTCCTTCAATTACCATCGATACAAACTTTGATTTGTGGTCACACATCTCTGCCCGCTTTTCGAGGACATTGATGAGGTGTACCTTCCGCTTCTTATAGTGTTCAAGGCGAAGTTCCACGAAATCTTTCAAAATTTCTTCCGGGCTCGAGTACTTGTGAATACCCTTTGTAGGGTGGAAGAGATGCATGTTAGAGACACGGAATGTCTTTCGCAATTTAAGATCTTTGACAAGATCCTTACCCGTGTAGTCTGTGATTTCGAAGTGAATATCTTCCGTGGTTGAGTTATTGATGAATCCTCCAATCAATTGTTTCTCCACGAGACCATCTAAATACTCTTTGTAATCCTGTGTCCAACGACCAGGTGGTAACTCGGTCACCACAATATTACTTCCAGACCAATTCCACACACCTTCCATCATCCAGGTATCATCCTCCTTATGAACAACACCCTTGAAACCCCTGAACCAAGGTCGCATAGACACTATATCATCACCATTTAAGATCCGCTTAATATTATCCTTGATGTCATCTGGGTTGAATGGGGGTACATAACAACTGAACCCTGTACCGATACCTTCTGTTCCATTCACCAAAACCATAGGGAGGGTGGGCATATAAAAATCCGGCTCGATGGTTCGTCCGTCATCATCGAGATAGTTGAGAATCGCATCATCCTTGGGATCAAAGATCTTTCGCGCATCCTTGGTCAACTTCGTGAAGATATATCTCGTCTGGCTAGCATCCTTCCCCCCCATCAGTCGTGTTCCAAATTGACCACATGGCTCGAGAAGGTTGATGTTGTTACTGCCCGTATAGTCATTCGCCAACTTTACGATCGTATCCGCCAAGGAAACTTCGCCGTGATGGTAAGCACTCTTTTCAGCCACAAATGCCGCCAGCTGTGCAACTTTCATCTCATCCTTGAGATTCTTCTTGAAGCACGCGAACATCACCTTGCGCTGGGAGGGTTTGAGACCATCGGCCATGTGTGCGATAGACCGCTTGAGATCTGCGAGACTGAAATTGACCAAGTCTTTGTGTACAAAATCGGAGATGTCCAATTGTTTCACACTTCCATATGGAACTTCAAGTTGATTACCATCTTTCGCGGTGTTCTCCAAAAGCCAAGACTTTCTGGCATCAGCCTTCTTTTTATCAAAGGCGAGAATAATTGAATCATCTGTCATCGTATCCACATCGAACTTTACAGTCAAGTCTTGAATCTTCTTGAAATACTCTCGAGCTTCGGCACTCGTGGAAGTACCGAGACCCTTGTAGTACTTAATCTTCCATCCCTGTTTCCCGTCACCATACCAGGTACGGAATGCAGAGTCTGTGTAGAAGGACTTGGTTTGAGAAGCCTTCGTAGCTTTGATGATCGGGGTCACCATACTCACCACAAAGTTCAACTTGAGCAGACTGGGCCAGAAATAATGAATCATATTGAGAATTAGACCCTTGATATGGGATCCATCATTATCTGCGTCTGTCATAATCATCAAGCGTCCGTACCTGAGTTCAGAGACACTTTTGTATTCCTTTCCTTGCTGCAAACCCAAGATCTTCTTGAGATCATTGAACTCTTGATTTGAGGTAAGTTGTGCCACAGAGACGTCTCTCACATTCTTACACTTACCACGAAGTGGAAAGACACCATAGTGATCGCGACCAACTACAGATAGACCCGCTACTGCAAGAGTTTTCGCCGAGTCACCCTCCGTGACGATGAGTGTACACTTCCCAGAATGTGTGGTGCCAGCCTTGTTCGCGTCATCCAGTTTGGGGATCCCGACGATCTTAGACTTACGAGTACCATCCGACTTTTGGAGCTCCTTCATTTCCTTAAACTTCGAGAGTGCCAGGAGTTCATCAGCAATCCCCGTCTTGAGAACATTCTTTATGAAGTTCTTCGGTGATTCAAACTTACTTCCAAAACTTGCAAGTTTTGAAGTACATTCGGATTTTACCTGGCTTGAAAAGGTAGGGTTTTCAAGTGTGGCCTTTACAAATATAGTAAAAGCGTTTTTGACCTGTTGGGGCCTCAATTTAATTTTTTTTGCCATTTCTTCGATGATACCATTAGCAATGTGCGTTGACACATGATCAACGTGTGATCCACCTTTAGTTGTGCAGATACCATTCACAAATGAAACTTGTTCCATACCATTTTCAGATGGTCCAATACACACAGACCAACGTTCTGTATTGGCTGAGTATACATTCTCAACACCTTCATGTTTTTTGGAATACTCTTCGAATGTCTGTTTGGGGATGACATCACCATTGAATTTCACTTTACAATTCGTTGTGGTGCAAATGTTAGCATCCCACACCCTTTTTTCGAAAATCTTGAAAATAAAAAAGTCCATTTTGTTCATTCCGAATCTTTTCCAGTCCGGAATAAAAGAGATTGATACAGACGACGTAGCACCCGAATATTTTTTAATTTTTGGTTCTTCACATTTAGTCATATTCCCCGACCACGTTTGAGAGTATGCCTGTTTCGTCTCATGGTCTTTGATGGATATGGAGAACTCTTTTGAATAAATGTTTGCCAATTTGGCACCATAGCCATTGCGACCCCCAACAATTCTTTTTTGGGAATCATCATAATTGGTACTTGTGAGAAGGTGACCAAAAACAAGTTCTGGATTCCATAGTTCTTCTTTCTCGTGCATACGAATACTGATACCTCCGAGGGGTCCATTATTTTCAATGGTAATTTTACCATTTACTTGATCTACATCTACAGAGATGGAAGTTACACCCTTTGGATACAAGGAGTTACGATCAATCGCATTCACAAGAATTTCATCAAATATCTTCAGAAGTCCTGGTGAATACCTGGAATCCTTCTTCTCAAACTTATTTCCAGATAGAGTCCAGTAAGGTTCTGTAGTTACTTCAACTGGACCAATGTACGAGTCTGGACGTTTAAGTACATGTTCGATATGGGTGAGTTTTTGGACGCTTTCCATACTTTCTTTATCTTATTACAACTCGTAGCTCTAACTTAAGTTAAAAATAAACATATATACAAAATATATGCTCACCCTCGCATCTGTAAAACCAAACTTACCCAAACTTGAGAAGCGTATCAATAGGAATGTCGTCAAGTCAGCAGTGAAGGTCATCGACAAGGTGTACAAGGATCGAGACTACACTCGGTTCTATGTCCTAGAGACAATCGCTCGTGTACCCTACTTTTCGTTCGTCTCTGTTCTACACCTCTACGAGACTCTGGGTATATCACGTAGAGCTGATTACCTGGAGACCCATTTCGCACAGACTGTGAATGAGTACCACCACCTTCTCATCATGGAAGATTTGGGTGGTGATGAGCGCTTCGTGGACCGATTCTTTGCACAGCACACAGCCTTCGCATACTACTGGTTGACATGTCTGTTGTATGTGGTGTCACCAAGGATGGCATACAATCTCTCTGAACAGGTTGAGGAACATGCCTATCACACATACGATGAATTCCTCAAACAGAATATGGCGAGTCTTTCACTCGAGAAGCCTCCAGCTGTGGCCACCAACTATTATGAAGGTGTCAACAATCTATATGATGTCTTCGTCAATGTCCGCAACGATGAAGGTGATCATGTGAAGACGATGCAGGAATGTCAATTGGAAATCGATGAGAGATGAACAGAGTCGAGAATTTTCAAAGCAGATAGAGCTCCTGTGAATATAAATAGTATCTTCTTTGTGATTGGTATTCGTATAGAAGGTCTTCGCAGTTTTTTATATATTCGTCGTAAAGCGTTACATGTCTCGAGATATTTACCCTCCGGCATATGGTCCTTCACATCGTCGATAGTTTCCATCACTACATTTAAGTCGGGATATATCGACATTAATGTAGAGTAATATTTTCTTTGAATACGATAAGAAGATATGTACTTCTATTTGATTGTTGCAATTTTTATTCTAATTGTGATGATGCAGAACAAGTCTAGGGGCTTAAAAAGTTCAATTGAAAAATTGGTTAGACAATCTGCTCGATATGCCACAGCTGCTCAGCAGGACAAGTCGCCAGTCGTGGCGATTCTACACGCGAATTACGCCGCAGCATACCTTTATGCGTTAAAAGATATCGCTACAGAAACACAAATCCATAATGCAACCGGTATAAATGTCAAGAAATTTAAGGAACATGTTATCAATGTACAGGATTCCGTTACAAAAAAAACTACAGAAACATGCCCAGATTTCGCTGGTCAAGTTGATATTTATTTGGCTGAAATCGGAGGAGAGGCCTAAGTTAATCTAGTTTTCTGATAAAATCAAGAAAAAAGAAATCATGAATGTTATTCGCGACGAAATGTGGGAACGCTGTCTCAATGATGCGGTCAAAATGTACCGAATCATTGAGCCAAATGACGCGTGCTACAAGCTTGCAAATGCAACGTGGGCTATGAAGAAAAAATATCAAGAAGCTGCACAAAAAAAAGAATCACAGAAAGTGATCGTACTTGATAAGAAACCGGATGTGGTACATCAGATGCGAAATGTGAAGAAGGTTTGTTGCGCTACAACAATGTCTGGAAAACAATGCTCTTTTAAAGCTGTGTGTGGTGATTTTTGCAAGAAGCATAGTGTAAAAGGTGTAGCAATTGGTGATAAGGTTGATTTTAGTAAAATTAAAATCACCAGCTAATAGAAAGACAATGTTAGACCAGGAGAGTCTTAGACCTGTAATAATAGCAATGACAATTTATATTGCGATAAGTACACTCATTCCACGTGTCGTAAAGAAGCCTACCGGTTTCCAGGCTTTAGATGACCTTACGATGACTATAATTTCCCAGCGAGACTCATTGATGAGTGGAACCATTCTCATCGGTCTTATCGTTCTCCTTACCAACTACGTTCACGACGAATTCTTCTAAGACATTCTTTCGTCCAACTAGTTTTTTAGTATAGTCGTGATTCATATAACGAACTCTATTATCATATGCATGTTTCATGAACTCCAAGAGTTGGTCAAAGTTTGGTTCACCCCAAACCATACCTTTTTTAAAGAGAAAATCATCATTCTCCAACTCTTGAAGTTCACAATCAATCGTGTAAGGTGTCTTGATATATTCAGGCGCCCCACCATAATTAGTTATAATAACAGGTTTATCTCTCATAGCAGCCTCAACGGCACCCATACCAACGCCCTCAGATTTGGAAAAATTTACGTAACAATCTACTCGGTTATGTAAATCATCCATTTCTTCAATGTTAAGCATTTTGTTGATAACCTCTACTCGTGGAAATTGAATAATAATTTCTTGACCACACGTAGCTTTTACAACGAGTCGTGTATTCTCTTCATTTAAACGAGCAAATGCTTCAATTACACGTTTAAAATTTTTACGTGGGTCCATGATGTTTCCTATATGATAAAATGTATATGGTTTCTCTTTTGGTTGAGGAATATGTGCATGAATAACATAGAATTCATTGTCCGGAAACTGCCGAGATAACACCTTCTTACAGAATTCACTCGGAACAGCAACCTTCTTGAATTCATTCATAATGAGACCATAGTCCTCGTGTACAGATTCTGTTTCGCACACGGTCATACATGCTAAGTTTTTTATTCTGGTTTTAGCATATTTCACATACTCTAAATGTTCTTTAATTGGAAGTAAAAAAATTAGACCATGGTCAGAATTTCTAAGTTCTTTACCAATAGTGACATATTCAGAGTTTGGACTAAATAACCCAGTATATTTATGTGCATGATGTCCTATACCCGTTATTAGACTTGGACCAATTATGATCATTTTAATATAAAGATTATCTTTCTTTTATATATATTACTACGATGAATTTACAAGAAGAAATCAAAGCTGAGATGAAGCGCACCCGTATCGATAAAACTCGATTGTATGAACTACTTCTCAAAATAACAGATCCAAAGTGTGTGGCTGCTGTCGGTCCCCGTGGACTCCCAGGTCCAGAAGGTCCACCAGGCCGTCCATGTAAGTGTAATTGTGTTGAATCTGTCGAAGCTAAAGCTCCCACCCCAGTCAAGGCTGCCCCAGTCAAGGCTGCCCCAGCTAAGACTGCCCCAGCTAAGACTCCCACCACAGAGGCTACACCAGTCAAAAAGAAAGTCACTAAAAAGAAGGTTGTAAATTCGGTTTAAAAATTAACCATATAAAGATGTAATTCGTATTATAAATATAACATGTTCACTATTTCCAATTGTGTTTATAATACGACTGATAAACCTAAAACTACTAGTCGTGGCGGAAAGCATTGGCGTCAGTATTCGCGCGGTATCAGTCAACGTAAATCATCGATACTTCCTAAACAAGATAAGGATGTTTTAAAGATTGAAAAATTGGAAAAGCAGTTGGAACGATATAAAGAAGCAAATTCTAAATTGAAGACTATTGCGGGTTGGAATGTCAGGGCAGCTCAGTCAGCTTTTAAAGATTCTCAGGATATCTTTCAAATCCTTGAAGAATTATATGGAGAGGATGCTTACGAATCTAATTAAGTTGGTATTTTATTTACCCACCATAAAAAACCCCCAAATATTGAAGCTAATATTACAATCAATAATCCGAATGAATATTTTTTAGGTTTTTCTTCTTGAGGTTTATCTGGGAGTTTTTGAACATTGTGATTTAAGGTATCAATTTTTTTCAGTAATTTTTCCAATGCCATAAGAATTTGAAGCTCGCGATCTTTTGGTTTTTCTTTTACATCTATCGTTGTAACTTCAATAATCATATGCCAAGTTGCATCAGGTTGAAGTGGGACATAATCGTCATCACCTTGCTCTTCAAAAATTTCAAAATTGAGGTTTTTTATAGAAATAGGATTGAAATAATTATTTTTGCGTTCATGGCGTCGCCATTGTTTATCACGTAAAATTGTATGTGATGAGTGTGAATAATGACGTTCTAGTGGTATACGTGCTAAAAGCATTCCATGAGCTTCAGATAAAATCTGAGCAACTTTTGGAATTTCTTTACACTTAATATCCACAAATTTTGCTATATCACTCGGAGCATCATCACTATTTTTATTGGCTTCACCAACTTGTGTTATGTAAAAATCAACAAGTTTAAATCCTATAACCTGACTCATATTCTCCAGGAATAAATTTGATTCTAGACCAAAATTTATTGAAAAATTATTATTTGTACCATTTACATAATGTGAATCAATCGCAATATACTGAATTTTTTTAGGTAAATCTTCAGGAGACATTCTACTATAGTTGTCGAGAAAAATTACAAAAAAAAAGTTGTATTATATTACAATATGAATGGAAAAGTTTTATTTGTTCTTTTAATTATCTTGATTGCAGCTGGTGTAGGAATTTATTTCTACCTTGAAAATGCCAAAAAGGTAAAAGCTGAGGAAGAAGCTGCCGCCGCCGAAGCTGCTACATTAGCGGCTGCTACAGCTGAGGCTAACGCCGCCGCTGCCGCTACTGCTGCTGCATTGGAGGTCAGTGAATCCACTGAGACGGCTCCCCCATCCCACCCTTTGGTCGGTCAGCAATTTTTGATTAAACAATCCGACCCAGTCAGTGTAATTATGCCAGTTGAAGCTGGTAAGAAATTCCAACTCGATACATCTGGACAGCGAAATGAAAAGATGGTGATTGTATTCGAAGCTGTAGATGGTCAATCCGACACATATTACATGTATTCCGAGTTTCTTGGTAAGTACATTAAATATTCTAATAATGGTTTCGGCTTCAGGGCTACCAAGCCCACCAGCAACCAATATCAGATCAAATTTAACAAGGTTAATGATACCTATGTAATGTCTTTTGTCAATTCTGATGGTGAAACTTTATATTTTGGTGTTGATACTGAAACTAACACCATCGTAACGAACAAGAATGTGACAACTATTATAGCGGGAGGTGGATCAGTGAGCGTTGCTACTGCCGGTGTTTCCGGTTACATTATACCAGGCAACTTTGGTGAAGACCCCGACAATTACATGGAGTATGGTGTTAACGATGATGGTGAGAAATTCGCCTCTTTACAGGGATGCAAGGATGGACTTGGAGATGTTGATTTAACTGATGAACAGCGATTGAATGCTTTATCGATTTCTTACAACGAGGCCGCCGAATCTCCTTGCCGCGTTTACGGCCAAAGTGATACTTACGACTATGATGGTGAAGCCACTGGCTGGGTATCCGCCTGTGTCGATGGTACTAAGGATGTAAGGCAGGGATGCATACTCTAATTTAGTTAACTTTGAAAATTTCAACATATCTTTTAATATGATATTTCAATTATATTAAAAGATATAAAACATAAATACTTATGACTTTTGAAAGTGATGGATACATTTTCGTAAAAAATTTAGCCGACAAGGAATTGTGTAAGATAGCAGAGAGATACGCATTATATCAGAGAGATGAAAAATATAACGAATGTGCCCAGGTTCCGGGTAGTCACGCCAACTTTGGTGCTGATTTGATGGAGGAATTTTTATCAAATTTTCAACCCATGATTGAAGAATACACAGGTCTCAAACTCGTACCAGTAAATTCGTATTACAGGGTGTATGAACCGGGTAATGTTTTATATGACCATACTGATAGACCTGATTGTGAAATCTCATTAACTCTAACACTCGGTTTCAAATATGTAAATAAACCCGATGATTATAGATGGCCGATACATTTATACATCGGTGAAGAGAAGAAGTTTTTTCATTGTGAAGTAGGTGACGCCCTTATTTATAAGGGACATACTATTAAACATGGTCGTGAACGTTTCGAGACTGGTGATAATTCACATCATGTGAATGTGTTTCTACACTACATGGATGTAGATAATATCTTAGCTAAATAATAGGATGGCGGTCCCCTCAATCGCAATACAAACTATCGCTCTTACAGGGGGGTTAGCTGCACTTACGTTCTATGACACGTACAAAATGTTAAGGAGTATAAAAAAGAACGGCAATGTTAAATAAACAATGAGTTATCTTCAAGC